AGGCGGGTCAGATAAGGATCACTCCTTGACGTAGGCCTTTTCGTGGAACTGGGCTCCGATGTCGTAGAACTTCAAGTCGAACTTGATCATGTCCATCGCGTCCATGCTGTTGTAGTCACCACGCGCGAGCCTGATTGCGACGTAGTGAAACTTGCTGTTGGGCTTTTCAGTCTCAACAAGCTTCGTGTGTTCGCGCTTCAGTGCTCTGTAGGCGTAGATGAGGTTCAGCGTTGCGAAGGAGTAGAACAGAAGGCTTCGTACTAGACTCTTGAGCATTCGATTCCTTTCGTAGGGGTCTCAATATAGGGGATGTAATCCCTGCGATCCCTCGAAAGAGTGAAACCCTAACCCCATGTAGGGGTCAGGGAGTTGGGTGGGGTGGTGGAGGTCAGTTCTTCTTGGCGTTCTTCTTGGCAGCGCGAGCCGCACGAATCTCGTGGACCTTGTCGATCGCCTTCTGCGTCGCCGCAGCGCCCGCCACGATTCCGGTGCCGATGCAAATTCCGGCAGCGAAAGCTGTGGCGAACAGCTGAGCGTAAGCAGCAGCGTTCGAGTTGGTCTCAGAGTTTTCGTTCTGGTTCTCGTCCATGATGATTTTCCAATCAGTAGGGGTCTCATTAAAGGACGTGTTTTTCGTGCGACCCCTCGAAATAGCGAAACCCTAACCCCATGCAGGGGTCGGGTGGTTGATTATTGGTGATCCGTCAGTAGGTGTGACATGTAGGCGAACTTCCATTCTTCTTCCAGGGAGTTAACTCCCCTCGGCGTTCCGTCTCGAAACATTTCGAACACAACCTTGTTGGCGTACTCGCGAGCGCACTTGTCGACGCGGGCTTCTTTAGCCTTCGTCTCACGCTCACGAATTTCCATCGAAGTCAGAACGAACGAAATCGAACTCAGAATAACGGTGGGGAGGGTCCACAGAATCGTGTAAGCAATTCGGCTTCTCATGATTACCTTTCGTAGGGGTCTCATTAAAGGGCGTGTATTCCCTGCGACCTGCGAAAGGCAAAAATAAGAGGCCATGTAAGAGCGGGTTAGGCTCTCACATGGCTTCTCATTTTGACTCAATGTTGCGGAGTGGATGTCACTTGAAGGGCTTCAAGACCATCGGCGCCGCCTTCGAGAAGATCGCGTGCAGTCGCTCGTAGTTGATGATCGCGGCGATACCGGCGAGGTGAGTCAAGGCGATGAGGATCTGGTTTCGGTCCAGTCGCTTGTGCGAGGTTTCGGCCTCGTTGAGCTTGTGGAGTCCGATGAGGATCTCGTTCAACGTCTTGTACTTGTCGTCGGCAGGGTCGTCGATCTCAGCCATGAGGCCGAGTACACGGTGGATCTCCTGCTGAAGGGCGGAGGGTTCGTTCTTGAAAACCTTTTCGAAGCGGTACATCTCTGTTCCTTTCCATAGGGGTCTCATTATACGGGATGTATTCCCTGCGACCCCTGTGGAGTGTGTTACTGGGCGACCACAGGTGTCTCGCCCGTGTCGTCCACCTTGAACGTGACCTCGTTCGCCGCGGAGAGGATCTCCTGCGGATCGCCGTGGATCACCAGGGAGACGTTCGTCTTGGCGCCGGTGTCGTCGACCTGGATCACGCCAGCGTACTTGGCGTCACTGTTGTTGTACGACTTGGTGGCCAGCCCGAGCAGTACACCGAGGAAGGTGTTGACGGTGGCGACGGTCCCCGAGACCTGTTCGATGTTCGGGAAATGCCAGACCTGACCGAGCCCGATGTAGAGGGCGGCGAACGCCGGAAGGACGATCGCTACGGTGTGCTTGAGCTTGTCGTACGTACCGCTACTCAGGAGCGGAGTGGCGCTGGAGTTGCTGGGGGTCTGCGACGACTCGGACATTGTTGATGAACCTCTCCTGCGGGTGATTGGTGAATATACCGGCGTACTTGTTGTGAGAGCTGAACGGAAGCCGAGAGACCTCGTTCATGACCCGCTCCGCTACTCCGTTACCACCGAGAGCCTTGTAGGGCTTGTAGAAGTACTTGTCCAGTTCCTCGTACTCGTCCTTCGTGACCCACCCCCGCTCGATATAGGCGACACCGAGCGTGGTGATCGTCTCGTACGCCAGACCCATCAGAAGACTGACGGTGGCGTCCTTCGTGGTGCTCTTGCTGCTTCGGTAGGCCCAGAAGCCTGATGACGCAAGAACAGTGGTAACCGAGGTCAGAGCGATCTGAAGCCAGGTGTCCACCTAAATATCCTCCCCTATGAATCCCCAAGATGCGAGAATGCTGTTAAGTTGTCCTCGACCAGACGCCTGCGACACGGCCCCATGCTTCGGCTACCTTCCATGTACCACCGACATTCACGTACGGAATTGCCAGCTTCCATGTGGTCCCCACCAGAATATAGGCCCCAGCGATGGTGTTCATCTTCGTGGGCTTGGACCACGCACTCCATCCGATTGCGTTCTGAGCGCGCACGAATATGTAGTACGTAGTACCAGGGGTTAGACCTGTAAGTACTTGCGGTGACTTAGCAGATATGGTGGACGTGGGGGCCGTAGAACTGGTCCCCCATCCAATCTCCCAAGCCGTAATCGAACTTCCGCCATCGCTGTTCGGGTAGAAGGCAACATCTACCGTCGTGGCCGTGACGCTGGACAGAAGCGGGGCCTGGGGCGCCGTGGGGACTTGTTGGGTGACCGCACTGGATCTACCCGACCAAGCTCCCCAGCCTACTGAGTTGTGGGTCCTCGCCCAGAAATAGTAGGTCTTTCCGGGGGTGAGCCCCGAAATGGTGGTCGATCCGTCGGAACTGACGGTCGTACTCGATGACGCGTCCGAGTTGTCGTCGTACCTGATCTGTCGGGCATCGATGGCGTCTCCGCCATTCGAGCCGTCCTTGAAGGTGGCAACAACCGACGTCGACTTGATGCCGGATATAACCGGCGCGCTCGGAGCCCCAGGAACTGAATCGCGGGTTACCGAGTGGGTGAACGTCGCAGGTCCACCGATGCCGGAAATACTGGTGCTGGAGACCAGCTTGAACGTGACCGTCTGGTTGTAGGTAGCGGTGTCGGAACCGACCTTCTTCCAATCGGCACCAGTCGGGTAGTCGATCGACTTCTTGGTCGTACTACCGTCGACCGTATAGCTGAAATCCAGACCGTTGTACCAGTCGCTGGAATATCCGGCCTTGAACCAGAACTCTACGGTGGACCCAAGATCCCTGATCCGTAGAGTTCCACCGGCACCAGTGTCCTTATCCCAGTCGGTCACGATACCTCCTAGCCGATGATCTTGAAGTAGATGTCCCCGTCAAGACCACCAGTCGGATCTGCCGTGCCCGAGGTGATGCCAGCCGCGGTACGATATGCGGCCTTGCCGTTCGGGATGAGCGACTTGAGCACTGCGATGAAGTCTCGGGTACGGTTGATCTCCCGAGCGCCCCAGCGAACGCGCCCCTCTTCGCCGGTATCCGGAACGATGGAATACCCGGCGGCTACTGCCTGATCTCCGACAGCCATGTCATACCTCCCTCACAAATATCAGGGCTGGTCTGCCCATGCGGTCATGTCACTGTCGAGGTCGAACCAGACCTTGTTGCTGTCCCACGACAGCCAAGACCCGGTGTTGATGAAGGTGTTGAGGGTCAGCGTCGGATACGACCGCTCACCTTCCTTGTCCTCGACAAATATCTGCTCGGTCACCCGCATGTTGTTGGTGACCCCATCCACGTTGCGCACCTCGACCACGTCTCCGAGGTTGTAGTGCGTTCCGTAGACGTACTGACTGCTCTGACTGATCTCTCCGTCGAATGCTTGATACGTACGTGCCTGGGCCAGTCCCTCGTAGCCCCGCTGCTGAAGCGCTGCGGGAACGTCAGACGTCGAGTCCGTTGTGATGTCGCTGGCGTCGATCACCAGAATATGGCGTTCGAAACCTTCGACTTCAGGATCAACGCCTGGCGCGAAGACCATCTCAAAACCAGCCGGGGAATATACATACGCTACGTTCTTTGCGCCTTCGATGGATGTCAACTCTTTGGTGTTCTGCAAGTTGTCCATCTCAGGAGCGAAGATCACAGCAGGCAGTACTGTTTGGTCGGTGGTCCGATCGCTACCGACGTAAATATCGAACCAGAGCTTCGACATGTCTTGCTGCCGCAGAAGTCGGAAACCGAGATTCCACGGACCCGCGACAGCGTTAATTGCGTCGTAGACCGTTGTCGGGGAAATATCGACCGTGATCGGGTCGACGGGCTCCACGATGGTGTCGGCCGACAGGAATCGTCCCTCGTTGATGAACGGGATCTTGTCGTTGACGTCGAGGATTCCGGTGACGCAAATATCGTGGAAGATCTTCCGACAGACCGCCGCGGGGGTATCCGTGATTGTCCACTTGACGTCGGTCGTTATGGTATCCCCCGACCCAGGATCGACCGTAGTCACCTGAGTGGCGGCGTTGGCGGAATATGCCACTCGATCGTAAAGGAGGACCTCCAACGAACGGCCCTTGACGACGAGCATCTTGGCGCCATCGTCGTTGACGTCGTCCTCTACGGTCTCGACGCGCATCACGTAGTTCGACTTGTTCAGCGCCAGATATGTGTTCGGCTTCAGCAGACTTCTCGCCTTGTAGGAAGAGAAGATGTCGAGCTGGAAATCACCGTACTGCTGGAATCTCTCGGTCCAAATAAGAGACTCGTACTCGTCGATCACGTACTCTCGCCGGAGGAGAGGATCGAGTGTGTAAAGCTCCATCACAGCCCTCCGTATCTACTGACGTAATCGATGGTGAACGGAACCCCCGCTCCTGGCGCGTAGAAGGTGATGAGGTTGTCCCCTGGCATGAGCTCGATCCAACTGGACTGAGGTGACATGCCGTAGAGACGCGAGGATACGGTGCCGCTTCGGTTCAAGGTGATCCCCTTGTCGCCGGTGACAGAACTGATGGTCAGTACGTCTCCGGAGACAAGGGGCGCCGAGAAATCGAGAGTGCGGAGATCGTCGTTCGGTGGCTGATGGTAGATCGTGAAGGCGCTCAGCGTACGGTTGACGTTGAGCGTGATCACGGTACCGGTCTTCGAAAAC